GATGCTACCAATGCCACCGAAGTTCTTTATGATATTATCGGGGATGACACATTATTCGATAACCTTGGTGAATTAGCATCAGAAAATCCAGAAGCAGATGCGAGAGATACAATCATCGATTGGATGAGCATCAACGGATTTGGTGACATCATCCCATCAGAAATTCAAGTTTCTTAGACAATCATTGAAATGACTGAAATCTTTATTTCGGTCTTTTGTATGTTCTATGTTAAAAAATCTTATATATAATAACGACTGATTTAATAATACGAAAGTACGATAAATCATAAATAAACCGCTTATGTTAGATAAGCGTATTCTGATATCCGCGAAGGGTATTAGTCTTTTAGATATTATATAGGAGAAATAAAATGGCTTCATTAGCAGACATTCGTGCCCGTTTAGCGGCACAAGACAACAAATCATCAAGTAACGGTAATCAACAAAGTGGTGGATTAATATACCCACATTGGAATATTGACGAAGGTTCATCGGCAACTATTCGTTTTTTACCTGATGGTAACGACGCAAATCCATACTTTTGGGTAGAGCGTGCAATGATTAAATTACCATTCGCTGGTGTTAAAGGTGGTGATTCAAAAGACGTAATGGTTCAAGTTCCATGTATGGAAATGTATGACACCGATATTCCGTGTCCAATTCTTGCGGAAGTACGACCATGGTTTAAAGATAAATCATTGGAAGATATGGGTCGTAAATATTGGAAGAAACGTACTTACGTATTCCACGGTTTTGTTCACACAGACCCAATGAACGAAGATAATGCACCTGAGAATCCAATTCGCAAGTTCATGATTAGTCCTTCTATTTTCAACATCATCAAGGCAAGTTTAATGGACCCAGAAATGGAAGATTTACCAACTGACTTTACTAATGGTTTGGATTTTAGAATTGCTAAGACTCAAAAGGGGCAATACGCTGACTATGGTACTAGTACATGGTCAAGAAAGGAAACTGCATTGACTGATGAAGAGCAAGCATCAATTGCAACACACGGTTTGACTGACTTATCTACGTACTTACCACCAATGCCTGATGCAAACACATTGAAGATTATGCATGAAATGTTTGAAGCAAGTGTTGATGGTCAGCAGTACGACGTAGAGAAATGGGGTAACTATTACCGTCCATGGGGTGTTGATAAGCCTGAAGGTACTGTGAATGTAGTAACTCCTGTTGCTGACGTATCTGCTGTAGGTGCTGATATACCTTTTGAAACACCTAAAGGTGCAACTGAAGTTAAAACTGAACCTGCTGTTACTGCACCTGCGTCTAACGACAAGGCTGCTGACATTCTTGCACAAATCAGAGCAAGACAGAACGCGTAATATTTAGATATGTTTGTATTCGCCAGAGATTATAAACGTATACTAAATGGCGACCTAGATGATGAAATTTTAAAGTCTAGGTCTCTTATTATTTCCGACCATATGGGTGGGTTCGACGTAGGGTTATATAACAGTTTACTAAATTACCTAGAAATATTAAATTTCAAAGGAATAATAGAGACTGAATATATTATCACCGATGAATTACGCAATCGATATAAAAAATTAAAGTTACAGTTTTCCTTATATAACTCGACACACTTTCAGATATTGGACCAACTCATTGACTATAATATACATCCGGAAATAAAATATAAAAATTTTGTATGCAGTTTTAATGGTTCGCCTCATGTTAGTAGGCAACTACTAACATCAATGATGGAAAAATTTGATATTTTTGATAGTAATTATTCAAGCAAAAATTTCAAGAACACATATAATCAAATAAACGGTCAGTTAGAGAATTTGGGCTTATCTAGCACACAAAAACGTATGTACGGTAAGTTCCTTTCGGATAATGATAAGTTTTTAAATACATTGTATTCATTTGATTATACGAGGTACGACCATGCTAATAACATATCTAATTTAGAGACAAAGATTACCGAAAGTTTCGTACATATAGTTAGTGAAACAATGTCTACTAGTTATTATCCGTTTGTGACCGAAAAGTTCTTGTATAGTATTGTTACTCGTGGGTTGTTTGTAAGTTACGCTCAGCCAAATTGGCATTTCTTTTTGGAGAAGTACTACGGGTTTAAAAAATATAACAAAATATTCGATTATTCGTTCGATAGCATACAAAACCCTATCGAACGAATAATCAAAATGATGGAGATGATTTTGAAATTTTCTAAATTATCAATCCATGATTGGAATGATTTGTATTTAATGGAACAAGATACAATAGAGTATAACTACGACCACTACTTTAGTAAACGATACATGGAGCATTTAAAGAAATATGAAAACTAATAATTGCATCATAATGCACTTTCCTGCGTATGCTGGTGGTAAATTTATATCTAATTGCTTAGCATTGTACCAATATCTAAAATTTGATGATTATAACGATGAATTAGTTAGCACGTATTGGGAAAAGTATATTGCATTACATATATAACATAACAAGGAGAAATCAATGGGCAAGCCATTTGACGTAAGTAAATTTAGAAAAAGTATAACAAAATCAATCGACGGATTATCAATCGGATTTCATGACCCAACTGATTGGATTTCAACAGGTAATTACGCATTGAATTATCTTATATCGGGTGACTTTAATAAGGGTGTTCCACTAGGTAAAGTAACTGTATTTGCAGGTGAGTCTGGTGCAGGTAAGTCGTACTTTGCATCAGGGAATATCATTAAGAATGCACAAGAACAAGATATTTTTGTTGTGCTAATTGACTCAGAGAATGCACTAGATGAATCATGGTTACAAGCACTTGGTGTTGATACAGACCCTGCTAAATTATTAAAACTTAGTTTATGTATGATTGATGATGTTGCTAAGACTATTAGTACGTTCATGATTGACTACAAAGCAATGGCAGAAGAAGATAGACCGAAGGTACTATTTGTAATTGATTCNCTTGGGTATGTTATTAACACCAACTGATGTTAAACAGTTTGAAGCAGGTGACATGAAAGGTGACTTAGGACGTAAGCCCAAAGCGTTGACATCATTGGTACGTAACACAGTCAATATGATTGGTGCCTACAACGTTGGTATTATTGCTACCAATCACACTTATGCATCGCAGGATATGTTTGACCCAGATGATAAGATTAGTGGCGGACAAGGCTTTATTTACGCTTCATCTATTGTAGTTGCTATGCGTAAACTTAAACTAAAAGAAGATGCAGATGGCAACAAAGTGACCGATGTTAAAGGTATTAGAGCGGCGTGTAAGGTAATGAAAACACGTTATGCTAAGCCATTCGAAGCAGTACAAGTTAAAATTCCATACGAAACAGGAATGAACCCGTACAGTGGATTGACAGACTTAGCAGAGAAACAAGGTTTACTTACCAAGCAAGGTAACCGTTTAAAGTATCTACCTAAAGGTGCAGAAGAAGGTGAAGAAATTCTTATGTTCCGAAAAGCATGGGAAAAGAATACGGATGGTGCATTAGACACATTGATGGCAGACATCAGTGCGGAAGATGAGGCAATCTATGATGATATCGATGCTAAACCAACAACTGAAAACATCGAAGCAATGGAAGTTGAAAAAGATTTATCAGAGGAGTTAGAAAGTGAGTCTTGAATTACAATTAGAAATATGGGAAGTACTACAAGAACATATCGTTGACATCAAAGATGCTGCAGATGATTTTGTGGCATTATTGATTGAGAATGGAATTGATGGTGAAAAAATTGCCGACATAACAACGAATGATGATATCAAAAAGGCATTACTAGATTATATAGATGTAGAGGTCGATGTGGATTTTGATGATGAAGTTGATGTATATTAGTAATGTCAGATAAACCCCGAAATTACTATTGCAATTATAAATTTAGGTTTTTGAAGATAGATTTAAGTTCAGACACTGTTTATAATTGCCATGCAGCAACTCCACACAATATAGATTGTGAATCCAATAATTCATTATTTAATGATGATATAAATGTTGCCGAACGTACTATGATGCTGAACAATGGTAGGAATGTTAGTTGCGAGCAAAATTGTTGGGTGGCAGAGGATAAGGGTGCCGAAAGTCCTAGAATATGGCAGGGAGGGGAAGTTAAAACACATACTGATATTTTCACTACTCCAGAAAAGATTGATTTGACGATAAGTAAGGATTGTAATTTAATGTGCACGTATTGTTGCAAGGAATTTAGTTCAACGTGGTTTAATGATATTAAAAAAAATGGGGAGTATACATATAGTAACGCTTCCATAGATTTGATTAACCGCAATTCCATCACATCACGTGAACTAAATATTTCGAAGGTGAAACAAAACGAAATTAAAAGTAATGAAAATTACCAATACGTAATGACCGAAGTTATCAAGATATCTCACTCACTTGATAAGTTAATAATTTCCGGAGGGGAGCCATTTGTTAATAATGGATTATTTGAAATATTAGACAATATAAAAATGTCATTAAGTTCTAAAATTATTATATATACTGGATTGGGGGTTAGTATGCATCGTTTTAAGCGGTATGTTGATAAAATTAAAAAAATTAATGGTAATGTTACTATACGAATTAGTGCAGAAAATATACACGATAATTTAGAATTTAACAGAAGTGGGCTCAAGTGGGCTGACTTTGATGGGAAAATAAATTATTTAAAGGAACATAATGTCCATTTTGATTTTAATACAACATTATCAAACCTTTCTATATTTGGTTTTTCCGATTTTTATAAATTATTTGGTAATTATGACATTAGAACTACTTTGGTATATACCCCAAGTATGATGGCTATATATGTTCTTGACCAAGAAAGTAAGAATCGTATAGTAGATGATGCGAAGGAATTGCCCACAGACATACAACGTATGATAGTATCGTCGATACACCCAACACCGACCAACGCCCAACGTATTCAGATAAAAGAATTTCTGTTGGAGTTTACCAAAAGAAACCCAAAATTATCACTCGGAATATTCCCATCTAGTTTTTTAAAATGGATTGGTATATAGTATGTGGTATTCTAAGGTAACGAAAAATTTATTGAATATTCCATCATTCATTGAATATTACAATAAACAATTAGATGATGCTAAGCAAGAAGTGAGACTTAGTGGGCATGTAGAAACTAATATTAAGGAATTACCTGGTGTTACCGAGCATCGATTTTATCAATTACAAGAAATCGAAGCAGTACTAGAATTTCTCAATATTGAGTTAAGACGCATCAGGCGAAAATACTTCAAAAAATATTTAGAAGCATACCAACGTTCATTAAGTAGCCGTGATGCGGAGAAGTACGCGGATGGGGAAAGTGAAGTGATTGATTTTGAATTACTAATTAATGAGGTCGCGTTGTTGAGAAACCGTTGGTTGGGTATCATGAAGGGATTAGATACTAAACAATGGCAATTAGGACATATTGTCAAACTTCGCACAGCAGGTATGGAGGATGTAGTCGTATAAATGCCATCACCAAGACCACTGTTTTGGTATATCAACGGTACCCCAATATACAATGTATGGGATAATGATTTTGACATAATCAGGAAAGGAAACTTTCTACATCTATTCAACTCCCAAATACTTAGTGAAGGTGTACAAATTGATGATTTGTGTATTTTTGATTGTGTTAATGAGGGTATTGGAACTAATGATATTGAACTAATGCTGTCAGCAATCGGTACTGACTATCCAAACTTAGAGATTCGGGTATTGTTTAACATTCCAATCAACTCTAAACTTCGGTACATGCACCGAAGTTTTCCTGAGCATATGGTCGCGCATTGTAATTTTTTATCACATGTGGATGCATTGGGTATTTCGTGGGACGATGTTAAACTTAATAAACAATTTATTTCATTGCAACGAAGAGCATCAGTTGGTAGGTTGAAATTCACTAAGAAATTACTCGACACATTCACTGATTCGCAGTACATCATTAGTTGTGCAACTCAACCAAACAAATGGTTGAATGAGTTACCCGACTTCAAAGAAGCGATACATCCATATACCGTTCCGATATTAGTTGATGGTGTAATCGATAATGATATGAAACAGCATTATCATTCTGATGTAAGTTTTTTCCAATGTTTAATAAATGTTGTCACTGAAACTAGTTCACAATCAGATGATGATAGTTGGCGAGAAGTATTTCTTACTGAAAAAACATTTAAAGCATTTGCATATAGGCAACTGCCCATGTGGTTCTCTGTTCCAAAAACAGTTCAAGCAGTTCGTGATTTGGGGTTNGATGTATTTGATGACATTATTGACCATGGGTACGACGATATGTACGATGAAAATGTACGTATGGAAATGATTGTTGGTGAACTTGAGCGATTGTGTAATGAGTATTCTATTCATGATATGAATGTTTTGAGGGGTAATTTGTGGAATCGCATAAGTAAAAATACACAATTATTAAATAATCTCGTATCTATGCATAGATTAAGAAAACATGAACTTGTATTGGAGTTAATTAATGGGATTTAGTTCAGAGCAAGAAAGTCATGAACATAGTTTAGAAACACTTGAATTACTATATGCATATCCTGATTTTATGGAAAGCATTGATAGTGTTTGTGATATGGGATGTGGTAAAGAAGGGTTAGATTTAGAATGGTGGGCAACACGTGAAGTGGATGAGGATGACACTACTATTCCATTAAATATCAAGTGTACTGGTATTGATATCAATGATAAATTGTTATTGGAACACGAAAACATATCATATATAAAGCATGATTTTGAAACACATTTGGACAAACAGTTTGATGTATTATATTCACATGATAGTTTTCAATATGCATTAAACCCTTTACTAACATTAAGTATTTGGAATAATACGTTAACTGAAAGTGGTATGTTGGTTTTGCAGATACCAAGCACGGCTAACATGGAATACAATAAATTGGTATGTTCACAGCCCAACTATCATTACCATAATTACACCATCGACGGTTTAATTCATATGTTAGCAGTTAGTGGGTTTGATTGCAGTTCGGGATTCTTTCAACAGCAATTTAATGATAAGTGGGTTAATGCAATTGTTTATAAAAGTGATATCGAACCAATGAATCCAAAAACAACATCATGGTACGACTTAGCAGACAAAGGACTAATACCAAAAACAGGTGTTGAAAGTATTAATAAATATGGATATATGAAGCGTGAAGATTTGGTTCTTCCGTGGTTAGATTATAGTAATATTTGGTACGGACAATAATATGCAAGTAGCGTTAATTACAGGCGGATTCGACCCACTTCACAGTGGACATCTAGCATACATAAAAGAAGCACAGAAGTACGGCAGATTAGTAGTTGC